CTGGCCTGTGCGGAGCCGATCTGCGCGGAGCCGACCTGCACAGAGCCAATCTGTGCGAAGCTGACCTGTGCGGAGCCAATCTGTGCGAAGCTGACCTGCGCGGAGCTAACATCGATTACGCCTGTTGGCCGCTATGGTGCGGGAGTCTGGGCGTTAAAGTGGACGTCAGTATAGCGCGGCAGCTTGCGTACCATTTGTGCGCGCTGGACTGTGATGATCCAGAGTACATCAAGGCGCGGAATGCGTTGCTGCCGTTTGCCAACCAGTTCCACCGGGTGCAGGAGTGCGGGATATTGGAGCTAATCGAAGCAAAATAATAAAGCCGCTTCCCGACTGCCATCGGAAAAGCGGCAAACACAATAAAACCATTCTTAGTATATGGGACAATCGGAGGAATGTCAAATGCAAATTGATTTGAGCCAATTATTTATCACTATGCCTGCATGTTACGGAAAACTGGATCAAGGCGTGAACTACACGATCCAGCAGGTTTTAGACTATATCGACGAATTAGGGGATCAGATTTCCGAAATGGAAGCCGAACGTGAACTCCTTCAGGATGAAATTTCGGATATAAAAGATCAGGTTTCCATGTATTACCGACCTGCCTCTCCATATGAGATCACGGGGTTAAGAGAATCGGATTTCCATTGAGGTGTCATTATGAAAGATATCAGACCGCTTCGGGCAGATGAAGTTGACCTTCGCATGAAGGGTTGTGTGGAAGGTAAGGCACAATATTTGCTATATGTTGATAGCCGGGCTTGCCGGAGAATCTTGGACGAAACCTTTGGAGTGCTTGGCTGGCAGGATACATATACGGAGATCAAAGGCGCTCTGTATTGCACAATAGAGGTGTGGGATGACGAGTATAAACATTGGGTGGCGAAACAGGACTGCGGCGTTGCGTCCTACGCCGAGAAAGTCAAGGGCGAGGCGAGCGATGCTTTCAAAAGAGCGTGTTTCAGCCTTGGGATCGGCCGGGAGTTGTATACGAAAATTCCAATTTGGATCAAAATTGATACCGTAGAGCAGAAAAGCAATGACGGAAAATCAAAACATGTGCCAAAGAACAGATATATTTCGTTCACTGTTTCCCGCTTGGAAGTAAACCGCAATACAGGAAAGATCAAATATCTATGCATTGTCGATAAGAATAACGAGCGAGTTTTTGAATGGGGATTTAGTGATGATCCTTACATTGACGAAGAGACAGAGCAAACCCGAAGAGGGTTGTTGCTTTATTGCGAAGAGTATGAAGAAATTACTGGAACCCCTTACGAAAAAGCATTCCGCGCTGTCATGCGTAAACACCCTAAAAATATTGAAGGCTATGTAAAAGCTATATTGGAAATGAAAGAACGGATTAAGAAAGAAAAAGCAAAGAAAGAAGAGGCCGATAGGCAAGAGTGTGAAGGGCTATGACTGAAATCAAGTACACGGAATCTGAGTGGCGGCAGGATAAGAGAGGGACATGGCTGTCCATCTTAGTAGACAGTCCGGAAACTGCAAAGCAATATTGCGAGAATCAGGAGCCAGGTAAAAAGTATGTTGCGGAATTAAAGGAATATCGAAAAAAACGATCCCTTGATGCAAACGCCTATTGCTGGGTATTGATCGGGCAGCTTGCCGCCAAGCTGCGCATCACTCCGTTGGAGGTATACCGGGAAGCCATCCGTGCAATTGGAGGGAACTACTACGTCACCCCCATCAAAAATGATGCTGTGCCGCGTTACCGGCAGATCTGGGAGGCACATGGGCTCGGCTGGATCTGCGAGGAGATGGGCGACAGCAAGCTTGACGGATACACAAACGTCATATCATACTACGGATCCAGCGAATACGACACGCGGCAAATGTCACGATTGATTGACTTGATTGTGATGGAGTGCAAGGAACAGGGGATCGAAACAATGACACCGAGAGAACTCGCTTTACTGAAAGAAGGCTGGAAAAATGGATGAACGTGTCTGTTGGCTTTGTGGGAGAAACGGCAACGGCGATCCACTGGAATGCCATCACATCTTCGGCGGGGCTATGCGGAAGAAAAGCGAAAAATACGGCTTGAAGGTTTATCTGTGCGGGGATCGCTGCCATAGGAACGGGACGAAATCAGTACATAGGAACTCCGAAACAATGCTTTCACTCCATCAATGGGGTCAAAGAAAAGCAATGATGAAAAACAACTGGACGATTGAAGAATTCAGACAGGAATTTCACAAAAATTATTTGGAGGACGAAGCATGATTAATAACGTTGTCATTATGGGTCGCCTGACAAAAGACCCGGAACTGAAAACCACACAATCAGGCCTATCCGTCGTTTCCTTCACAGTTGCGGTAGACCGCAACTGTCAGAAGGATGGGGAGCGTCGGGCGGATTTTTTGAATGTGGTTGCATGGAGGCAGACAGCAGAGTTTGTGGAGAAATACTTCGCGAAAGGCTCCATGATTGCCATTCAGGGATCAATTCAAACGCGAAAATATGAAGATAAAAGCGGGAATAAACGGACGGCAGTTGAAATTGTGGCGGATAACGTAAGCTTCTGCGGATCCAAAATCGGAAGCGGAAAGCCAAATCTAAATGTGTCCAATGATGATTTTGAAGAAATCGGAAACGATGATCTTCCTTTTTGAAGGAGGAATGGACCATGAATATCGACATTACCGAGTATATCCCTTATGGGCGCAAAAATGCCGTTTCTCGCCACGAACTGCAAAGACGTACCGGTTTACCGGATCGCACGGTTAGGGCGCTTATAGAGGACGCTAGGAGAAAAGGAGCGCACATTCTATCATCCAGTGCGGATAAAGGTTACTGGAAAAGCAACAATGTAGGAGAAATAAAAGAATTTCTGCGGGAAAGCGACGGGAGAATTAGAAAAACAGCACAGACTGTGGAAGCGCTGCGGAGGTATGTTGCAGAGCAGGAAGGAGAGGACGTTGTGCCGGTAAGAGCACATTTTCGACATTTGCAGAAACCAAAGATGCCGAAAGAACAGATTACATTTTAGGGGGGGCTGAGTTTGGCGGAACGAAGGATGTTCAGCCTAAAGGTTATTGATACCGATGCATTTTTAGATATGCCAATCTCTTCAAGGCTCCTTTATTACGAGCTTTCTATTAGAGCGGATGACGACGGTTTCATATCTTCACCTAAAAAAATCACACGAATGGTTGGATGCAGTGAAGATGATTTGAAAATGCTGATTATGAAACAATTCATCATCCCTTTCACAAGCGGAGTGTGTGTTATTCGGGATTGGAGAATCCACAATTACATCCAAAAAGATAGGTATCATGAAACGCAGTATGTTGACGAAAAATCACAACTCATCCTTGAGAAAAACGGGATGTATACAAAGCGTGTACACGATGTGTACAAAATGGATACCGAGGTTAGGTTAGAGTTAGGTAAGGATAGGTTAGAGATAGGAGAGGATAGGGGTGTGGGGGAAGGAACGCCGCCCAAGGCGGCTGACAGTTTCCCATATGACGATTACCGTAAAGCATTCATTGATTGCTGCCCTTCTCTTCCAAAGCCAAATGCTATTGATAAGTGGACTGCAAACCGGAAGAAAGCCCTACGTGCTAAAAAAATATCGGTAGATGAATTTCGTGATGTCTGCAAAAAAATAGAGCGAAGCGAATTTCTCACCGGGCGCGACGGGAAATGGCATGGCTGTTCTTTCGACTGGATTTTAAAGCCCGCAAATTGGCAAAAGATCACAGAAGGAAACTACGAGAACAAAAATCACCCTATCCGGCAAGTAGAATCGGGCGATAGAGAACCCTCGTATGATCTTGATGAATACATGAATAACGCGCTTCACACGTCGATTTCATACCAGAAACGGGGTGAAGAGAATGAATGAGCCTATCGGGTATGAGGCCATTATCTTGGAGCTCAGAACTTCGTTTAAGGCGTATTGTGAATTATACGGCCATAATGTAGCAAAGCGAGCGGTAAGGCAAGTTTATATGGAGGTTTTCAAAAGTGAACAAGTATCACGCGCAGAAGACGCTTCTGGAGGGAATAAAGTTTGACAGCAGGCATGAAGCGGAACGATACGCGGAATTAAAACTACTCCAGCGAGCTGGGAAAATCCGTAATCTCAGATGCCAAGTTCCGTTTGAGCTTGTCCCTAAGCAAGACGGCGAAAGGGCGGTTAAATACATAGCCGACTTTGTGTATGAAGAGAACGGTAGCATGGTGGTAGAAGACGCGAAAGGATTCCGCCCCAAAGATTACATCATTAAGCGAAAGCTTATGCTTTGGGTGCTTGGGATAAGAGTACGTGAAGTATGAAATTATCTACAGAATCAATCGTCAAAGACAATCCCTATGGATACACACTGAACATCAACCATCCTGCGGTATATCCCCTGTACATGCGGTACAAACGGTGGAAGGGGATCCCTGTTTGGTGCCCGATGTCGGATGGCGAGCGGATAGAGTTTGAAGGGTATTTGACAGGGAGGGAATCTGGATGAGGCAGCTAACGCACCTGTCCCTGTTTTCGGGGATCGGAGGGCTTGATCTGGCAGCCGAGAGGGCCGGATTCCGCACGGTTGGACAATGCGAATTTGCAGACTATCCGTATCAGGTGCTGTGCCGGCATTGGCCGGACGTGCCCAAGTGGCGGGATATATGCACGCTGAGTGGAGGTGATTTTTGTGACCGGACAGGGCTGCGAACAGTTGACGTTCTTTCAGGAGGGTTCCCCTGTCAACCGTTCTCCGTCGCCGGGAAGCGAAGAGGCACGGAGGATGACCGTTACCTCTGGCCGGAAATGCTTAGAGTTATCAAAGAGCTGCGGCCTGCTTGGGTTGTTGGAGAAAACGTTGCTGGAATCATCAATATGGCGCTCGACCAGGTGCTATCTGACTTGGAGGCCCAAGGCTACGAAACAAGGACGTTTGTTATTCCAGCTTGCGGTGTCGATGCCCCGCACCGCAGAGACAGGGTCGCAATTATTTCCTACAATAACGCAATTCGACGTAGCGTGCGGGGATCTGAAAGGAAAAGAATATACAGGGACAAAACACGCAATGAAACTGATTCAGGAGGTTCAGATGTGGCCGACGCCGAGCGCATCGGACTGCGGAAGAACAGCAATCAATCCGCATATAACGAAAAACGGGACGGTCCGGCATATGGGAAAAAGCGGAAAACAAAGCTATGCGAGGCTGGATGCGGTAGCAGCGCTGTTTCCAACCCCGCAGGCACGGGATTTCAGAACCGGACATCAGGAGCGTTTTTTCGACCCGAAGAGGAGCAAAAACCTGAAAGATCAGATTGGTGGCCAATTGAACCCGACGTGGGTAGAGTGGCTCATGGGATTCCCCACAGGGTGGACAGACTTAGATGCTTAGGAAATGCGGTAGTTCCAGCACAGTTCTATCCGATTTTTAAGGGAATTGCGGAATTGTTTGGAAGGGAGGTGCAAAAATGAAATGGAAAATCCGCTACATGGCGTATAGCGCCATATATACCGCCCGTATCCACGCCAATGCGATGTGCCGGTTGAGATTCCTGGCAATCAAGGCCATTGCAAAGCCGGAATACTGGCCGTTACATTACAAATGGTGCCCTACATGCAAATATCGCTGTTTGCAGCGAGCGGGAATTTATGAGCGAGCACGCGATGCATTGGCAAAATACGGAATATACATTCCAGCATCGCCAACAGAAACGGAGATAAGGGAGTGATATTATGGCCGAGAGGCACTTTTGGGAATCAAGGAGGTGAAGGGGTAGAGATGGCGAAATTTTTTATGGACGGAAAAGTCTATGATGCCGATCAAGCCGATGAGCGTTTATTTGGGGAGGTAGAGCGGGCATGAATGCAGCTCTTTTAAGCAGCAAAAAAATGAATTGGTGCACGCCGCAAGACGTATTCGGCAAGCTGAACGATGAATTTGGATTTGTACTGGATGCGGCCGCAAGCGATAGAAACGCAAAATGCCCGATTTATTACACGCCGGAAATAGACGGGCTATCGCAAAGTTGGAATCAGGGCGGCGCGGTTTTTTGCAATCCACCTTACGGACGCGAGATCGGCAAGTGGGTTAAAAAGGCTTATGAAGAAGCGCGATGGGGATATCCGATCGTTTTACTTATCCCGGCGCGTACGGACACGGCATATTTTCACGATTACATCAACGGGAAAGCAGAAATCCGATTCGTGCGCGGGCGGATTCGTTTCACGGACGATGACGGGAACGCCTGCGATTCCGCTCCATTTCCATCAATGATAGTGATATACAATAGGGGTGAGACTTTGGATGATATTGCGCGAACTGCACACAACCGAGATTGACTGTTGGATAAAGGAACATCACTATTTGCATTCTACCCCTGCTGGTGCCGTCCAACGCCTGTCCGTCTTAAACTACCGCCAGATAAGCCGCAATGCCCGGATGAACGGTGTGTATGGCTGCTGGATGGTGGGCTGTGTCCGTTTAAACGTTGTGTGAGGAGGGATGGGTTTGACCGTGAAGGCCGTTGACTACCGCGAAAGTAATAGCTCTGCCAGCTTTGAACCTGGGGACTTTTGCTTGTACGCATTTGGCAAAGAAAACAAATCCAAAGCCGTGGTGGAAGTCGTAAAGGTATTGGACGATCCACGTGGAGTGGCGCAAGTTAAATTTCACAGGGTTTTGGCGGATGATACCGGTAACGGCTTGTTCAACTATCTGCGCCGTACGGGCGATACGATGAACGCCAGCTTCGATTATCTTAAAAAGTTGCCCCGAAAGCAGGTGAAAAAGTGACCGTCAAAGATGCCGAGAACATAAAGCTTGACCCGGACGTCTATTCCCGGTGCGTCGCCACGGCAAAGGGATATTACCGGATGTTGCAACGCCAGAAAGAGATCGAAGAGGAGATCATCCACGAGACGCATGCGCCGGATGGGCAGCCGAGAGGCAGCGGTACGGGGGACCCTACTGCCCGAAAGGTCGAGAAGATCCTTCAGAGGCAGCGAGAGAACGACCGGAAAATTCGGGCGGTGGAACAGGCGTGGATATCGTTTCAAGATAAGCGCGTAAGGATGTTCATCAAAAAGAATTTTTTCGAAGGGCTGCTTATGCGGGAAATCTGCATCATAATGCCCGAAGGCACACCTATGGCAGAAATCACAATGAAACGGTATCGTAAGAAGTTTTTGATACGTCTGGCTGAAAATCTTTTTGAAATTTAATTGCGCATGATACCTATTTCCCGAAAAAGGGTCTATAATTGGTATTGTGGAATGATTGCAAGAACCTTTTCACTTTCAGTTTTCTCCTTTCTTCCCGCCTTCCCCCGGGGCGGCAATACCGGGGATAATCATGGGGCAACAGGTCGAGACCGGGTTCGAATCCCGGAGCCCCACCAAAAACCTTGATTGCCGAAAGGCTGACTTGCGCGGGGAAGAGCAACGCGAGGCTCCGCCGGAGGCCAGTATTCCGGCAACTAAACCAATACCAGCGGACTGCCCGGTTGAGGAGAATAGTCCACTTGTCATATTTAAGAACTAAGGTATTAATTCGATATTGCCCAATCCGTAAATCCCTGATTGATGGCCTACTGTGCCAGACCAACAAAATTTTATATAATTAGCTTGGTTTAAAGCCAGCTCCTTTTGCGTAACAAAATCATCCGCAGTCATAGTAATTGTCTCTTTTTTTACGCCGTCAAGTTCAATATTTAAAATAAATTTTCCTTCCACGTATGAATCATCAACATGGCCCATATAAAATACCATTTTAGAATATTTCTTTTCTAGATTGAATTTTACACCCTTTTCATTCGACCAGCAATTCATTGTAAATCCTTTTGAAAAATCTTTACCACTCATTCTAAAGGTTTCATTTTCATATTTCTTAAATCCGCTATCAGGGTCAAATGGTTCTATATTTCCTATTAGATCTATCTTTGATAATGGCTCTGAATTTAACGAATCTTTATGTTCTTCCGGTTCCATAGTATTAGCATTTAAAGCTTCTTTCGAGTTGTTTCTTAGATCATCATAAGCTTCTTTCAGTTCATTATACTGCTGTATTAAAGCAGTTATAGCATCAGAATACGATGCATTATTATTGATGACGATTGAAGAGGATACGTCATTTTTGATCATGTTTTCAATTTTTGAGTTATAGACCGACGATGTACCCACTACAGATACTATCGCCACAACTACAGCTTCAACTACGCCACATGCAGCAATAATGATTTTCTTTGTCTTATTTGTCACTATTCTCTCCCCTATCCACATATTTGTTTTTAAAAAGATTATATAAATATAATTATGGAAAATCAAGCAGATAATTGCATTTTTTGAGGTGGTGAGATGCCCAATGAAGACAATCTAAAAGGTCACGGCTTCCATGAACGAACCGCGAGTGAACAGCGAGAGATTTCCGTGCTGGGTGGTAAAGCTTCGGGTAAGGTTCGACGGCGAAAAGCAGATTTCCGCAAGACGCTGAATTTGCTTCTGACATCCAAAATAGACAACCCGGAATGGTCCCCCACCCTGGAAGCTCTCGGCTTGGAAAGTACGCTGGAAGCTGCTGTCAACGCTGCAATGATCAAAAAAGCGCTGGCGGGTGACGTTAAGGCATATGAGGCCATCGCTAAATACGCCGGCCAGACAGATAAAACAGACGCTGATCTTGCCGAGCAGCAGATCCGCGCTGACCGTGCTAGGCACGCCAGGGACCAAGAGCTCGGCGACACTGATAATTCTGATAGCATCCAGTCCTTCCTCAAAGCCATGCGGCCGGTGGGGGAAGAACTGGATGCTTTGTTTGAGGAGGGCGACGATGCCGAAGAAACGGAAGAAACCAGCGACATTTAAGTTCAAGCCCTTCTCTGATCGGCAGAAGCGCCTGATCCACTGGTGGCGGCCGGGCTTGCGATCCGCGGCGAACGATTTCGTCGTTGCAGACGGATCAATCCGATCTGGTAAAACGATCGCCTGTATCGTCGGTTTCCTGATCTGGTCGCAAGAAATGTTCTCCGGAGAAAGCTTTATCCTGGCGGGTAAAACGATGGGTGCCCTAAAAAAAAACGTGATCAAGCCCATGCTACAAATCTTGGAAGCTTGGGGATGGCCGCATGAATATATCCGATCCGGATCTGACGCGCATATCGAGATTGGCGCCAATACATATTATCTCTATGGCGCGAACACGGAGGCCAGCCAAGATGCAATGCAAGGTTTAACCGCAGCGGGAGCTTATGCAGATGAGGCCGCTCTCTTCCCTCGCTCCTTCGTTGATCAGATGATTGGCCGTTGCTCCGTAACCGGTGCAAAAATCTGGATGAATTGCAATCCGGAGGGGCCGCATCATTACATCCGGGAAGAATTCCTCCTCAAAGCAAAAGAGAAGCGTGTGTATCATCTGCACTTTACAATGGCGGATAACCTTACGCTCTCTCCTTCTGTCATTCAGCGCTACGAACGCGCATGGCCACATGGCAGCGTATTCTATAAGCGCTTCATTTTGGGACAATGGGTCGCCGCTGATGGTTTAATCTATCAACAGTTCGCAGACCATGTTCAGGATTATCTCATTACGGATGAATGGTTAATAAAAAATCAAATTTCATATGCGGTAATTGGGGTTGATTTCGGAGGCACGAAATCGGCCCATTCTTTTACCCTCACTGGCTTTACCCAAGGGTATCGGCAGGTGATTGCGCTGGATGAGTTTTACTGCAAAAAGCGGCTCAACCCGAAGCAACTGCAAGACGCGTTTGTCGATTTCGTCCGGCGCGCGCAAGCACGCTTTAAGGTGTACGAGGCTTATTGCGACAGCGCGGAACCAACGCTTATTGCAGGTTTGGAGTCTGCCTGTATGCAGGCTCATGTGGCAATTGATATCAAAAATGCAGTCAAAGGTCCGATCAATGACCGGATTGCATTTTACAACAGCCTGATCGCGCAGCACAGATGGAAGATCATGGAGCGCTGTGTGCATATTATCGAAGCGTTTGAGCAAGCAGTGTACGATGAAAAGAAAAAGAATATGGATATCCGGTTGGACGACGGCCTTATGAACGTGGATAGCTTGGACAGCACGGAATACAGTACGGAAAGCGTGCAGCAGGATATCCTGTATATCGCAGCATAAGGAGCTGATCATTTGGACATTTCCGCCTATTTGAAAAAAAGAGGATATTTAACCGTTGACGCCACCTATCGGTCAAAGGTGGATGAATGGCTCGACTGGTATCAAGGGGACGTCAAGGATTTCCACGCCTATAGCGTGTACAACGGTATCCAGAAGGTCGGTGTGCGCCGCGCTTCGCTCCAGATGGCAAAATGCATTGCGGAAGACTGGGCGAATCTTCTGCTCAATGAGCGCGTTGTAATCCACGCCAGCAGCTTTCAAAATCGGCTGGAAGAGCTGCTGCAAAAAAACCGATTTACGGTGCGCGGGAATCAGCTTATTGAACTGGCATTTGCGCTTGGAACAGGAGCCTTTGTGGAATACCTTAGCAGCGACAATGAACCGGTGATCGATTGCATCCGCGCCGATCTGGTACACCCCCTTGCCTGGGATAATGGAGTGGTAACAGAATGCGCCTTCGGCGGCGTCCGGGCAATCCGACAGAAAGAATGTTGCTATTTGCAGCTGCACGTGTTGGACGAAAACGGAACGTATAGCATTGAAAATCACCTCTTCGACAATGAAACCGGCGAGGAGCTATCGTTGGAGGAGTATTGCCCCGATCTCGCGCCGAAGGTTGAAACCGGTTCCGAAACGCCGCTGTTTCAGATTATCACGCCCAACATCACCAATAACTTTGATCTGGATTGCCCGATGGGCGTCTCTGTCTACGCGAACGCGATTTCCGCATTGCGGTCACTCGATTTGGCTTATGACAGCTATACGAACGAATTTGCCCTGGGCCGCAAACGGATCATGGTGCCGATCACGATGGCAAAAATCCAGATGACAAAGGACGGCACAGCGCAGCCCATTTTTGATAGCAATGACGTGGCTTTTTATGCGATGCAGCTTCCCGACGGCGCAACGCAGGAAATCAAGGATATCAGCCCTCCGATTCGCGCCACAGAGCATGAGCAGGGAATCCGGTTGATGCTCAATCTGCTCTCCAAAAAATGCGGCCTCGGCAACGACCGGTATCAATTCGAGGCGGGCGGCGTAAAAACAGCGACCGAGGTGATCAGCGAGAAATCTGACCTCTATCAGAATCTCCGCAAGCATGAGTTGCTGCTTGGCCCTGCGATTGTCGATATGGTGAAGGCTCTGGCCTTTCTGGACGGCGCGGCGGAACCGGATGCGCAAGTATCTTTCGACGACAGCATTATCAACGACGACAACACAAAGCTCGATAATAACATTAAACTAGTTCAAGCCGAACTGAAATCAAAGCTGACTGCTATTATGGAGCTTAACGGGTGCAGCAAAAAGGATGCGCAGAAAGAACTTGACCGAATCGCGGAAGAAAACCGCAGGGTGTCCGGCTCAGACGTGGATCTATTCGGCGCGGAAAGCGGTGAAGATGATGGCGGTAAGAAATCGACGATCGGCTTCTCCGCGCCCGATGAAGAAGATGAAACTGAGGGTGAGGATATATGAATCCATACGAAGCATCCCTGCTTTCCTCTCCCCTATCCGGCCTGTATGCTGATATTGAGGATGATCTGCTGCTCAGTATTGCAAAGCGACTTGCAACAAACATGGAGATCACAGACACAGCCAAATGGGAACTGAAAATGCTCGCCCAAATGGGCGCGCTGCAAAAAGACGCTGTGCGTATCATAGCGCAAAAGGCAGGTATTGCGCCACAAATGCTGGAGATCGCACTGCAATCCGCCGCCAACGATACAATCACACAATTAGAGCCTGGCTTTCGGCAGCTCGTGGAGGATGGATACGCAAAGGCCTCCAGAATACCGCCTGCCAAATCCGCCGCACAGGCTGCCGGAGCTTTTGCAAAGCAGGCCAAAGACAGTTTAAATATGGTCAATACTGTTATGGGGTACAAGGTGAAGCCAGCCTGGACAACGCTGATCAAAGGGGTAGTCGGTTATATCCGGGAGAACGCTGAAAAGCAGCCTGTGCTTGATCTTCTGAACAAGCACACCGGCGCCGTGGTGATCGGCGCTGAGACCCGGCAGCAGGCAGTCCGCAAATGTATCCAAGAGATGCTTGACCGAGGAATTCCCGCGTTTGTGGATAAGGCCGGCAGGGAATGGTCCCCGGAAGCATATGTCAATATGGATATTCGTACAACAGTAACCAATACCGCTCATGCGGCGCAGGACGCACGGATGGAGGCCTATGGCCTTGATCTGTTCGCCGTTTCCAGTCATTCCGGCGCCCGGCCAAAATGCGCAAAGGATCAGGGCAAACTCTTTTCAAAGTCAAATAAGTCCGGCGCCGTAGAGGATCTTCGCGGTAATAAAATTCGCTTTTATCCGCAGTCTTCCTCCAGCATCGGCGATCCTGACGGGTTATTCGGTATCAACTGTGGTCATTTCAAGACACCGTTTATTCCGGGCGTATCCATGCAGCGGTACTTTCCCACAGAGGATCGTGCCGAGAACGACCGAAAATACCGAGAGAGCCAAAAGCAACGGGCTTTGGAGCGAGACATTCGGGCAGCAAAACGCGAATGCGCCGTCTATGACGCACTTGGTGATAAAGAAGCCTTTTCAAAGGCCTCTCTGAAGCTGAAGGAGCGGCAAAACAAACTGGCGTCCTTCACGCGGTCCACTGGACGTACCCGCAGGAGTGACCGGGAACAGACGCATGAATTTGGCCGTAGCATCAGCGGCAAAGTAACTGCTTCCCAGCGGCGCTTTGAACAGGATGTGCAGAAAATAAATGGTACCGAAACGAAAGATGGCTTGCAAGCGAGCATTTCCGTTCATAGCGTCCTGCGAGCTGAAGTCCGCGGCGTGAAGACCGCAGACATACAGGATGCCTTGACGAAGCCTCTGGAAATCAGTAAGATAAAAGAGGACAGTAAGGGCAGAAAAAGCAAGCGCTATATCGGCGAGCAGGCGACCGTTGCGGTCAATCCGGCCACCGGCGTGGTTACAACCGTCTGGCCTACATCTTCTAAACTTCGGGATAAACTAAAAGGAGGCGCGCAATGAAACGGGATTTTACAAAAAAACAGCTTGAACTACTGTCTAAAATGGATCTTCCTTTCGATCCGTCCGGCGAGTTGTCGGAAGAGGAAGAATTACAGATGGAGGAAAGCGTATCCAACTACTTCGCGTTGCACGGGCTTGCCGGAAACGGTGACCAAACAAACCAAACTGGCGAATTGTGCGCCGACATTATGACGATCCTTGCGCAGTAACAGCTGAATACGGAATCAGGCTCACAGTCTTTTGACTGCGGGCTTTTTTCATGCCCAAAACGCACTTACGGCTTAAAACTGCGGGCGGGGCGGCAAGGCCGCAAATAACAGCCGACGGGCTTAAAACGGGAGGTTCAGACCTATGAAACAATTTTTGCACGTCCTCTGGGTGATCTTGTTATTCCCCGTTCTGCCAATCGTAGGCATCCCGGGTGCCGGCGGTAAGGCGGACGGCGAAAAAGACGATGAGGCCACGGACGGCACGCATGCCGGTGAGGGTGACGACGACCCGGACGAAGACGAATCGTCGGAGAGTGATGACGAAGAGATCATCATGAAGCAATCGGAACTGGACGAACTGCTTGATAAGCAATTTCGCAAAGGCGCGCGCAACGCACAGTACAAACAGCGCAAGGCTGCCAAAGAAAAGCCGGGCAAAAAGGACGATGACGACGCGTCCAAAACGGAAGAAAAGGCAGAGGAAAAACTCAAAGCAGCCAACGACAGGCTATTGCGCGGCGTCGTCCGTGAACTGGCTGCCGATCTTCAAATCAGTGCCAAAGGTGCGAAAGCTGCCCTCAAGCTTGCTGGATTCGAGGAGTGCTTCGACAGCTCTGGCGAGCTGGATGAAGACGCTGTGAAGGATGCACTCGAGGACTTCCTGAAAGAATATCCGGAATTCTCAATCCGGCAGGAAGAAGAGGATGTTCCGCCCAAAGCATGGGGCCTGCGGCAGAAAGGCAAAAGCTCAGCAAAGCGCGATGGCGTAGAGGAAGCTTTTGCCGCGCTGAATCCCGATATTAAACTTTAACTGGAGGAATGAACAGTGGCGCACAACAAACAGGAACGCTGGTCCAAGATGGTTGACGCGAAGCTGCGGCAGACGCTTGTGACCAGAGACAAAACAATTTTCAATAACCGTTATGAGGGCAACCCAAAAGCCGGGAAGGTCAAAATCCCGGTGCGGGATACCGAGGTTGAGGTGAAGGCTTATAACAAAAGCACCGGCATCGACCTCAGCGAAGGCAGCACCTCCTATATCGATCTCAACATTGATCAGGATGAAGCCGTCAACGAGCTCATTGATGGTTACGACGCGGCCGCCGTGCCGGATAATCTGATCGCCGACCGTCTGGACAGCGCGGGGTATTCTCTGGCCTTGTCGATGGATCTGAAATCAATCCGCTTGCTCGAAAAAACAGAGGGCGTGCAGGTTGCCGCTACTCGGACAGCGGCTACGGAATCCACGGCATACAAAGAGGCTTTGAAAGCAAAGACGTACCTCTCCCGCGCCGGCGTACCCGCAACAGGCCGCTGGATGCTCGCTTCGCCGGAATATCTGGAAGTGCTCATGCTGGACGATCACTTCATCAAGCAGGGCGACCTCTCTCAGCAGCTTGTCGCCGCTGGCGCGGTTGGCAAGATTGCAGGCTTTCCGGTATACGAGTGCTGCAACACGATGCAGGACGATACGGAGCTGGTCGGTGGCAAAAAGACCACGACGGAATTTATTTGCGGACATCCGGAC